GACTATTGGCAGTTCTGTATATAGAAAACTAGGAAAAGACATTGATGGTCTTACTCAGTCTCTTGACAAGCTGAACAGGAAAGAAGGGGAAACTGCGCGAAAGCCAAGGTCTCCTGGCCAAATTGCTGGGGAATTTACTTCTGGAATCCCTGAAAAAACTACTAGGCAGTTACAGGCGCAGCAAGAAATGCTGCAAAAGAACAAAATATCTTCAGCCGAATATACTAATGCTCTAGTAAGACTTAATTCCATAACGCAGGAATTTACTAGGTCTCAGCAGAGGCAAGTGGTTCTTGCTGGGAGTGTTGTTGCAGCAAACAAGGCTGCAGCGGGTGCTGCTGTCAGTTCTCAAAAGGTTGATATCAGCAGAACATTTACGACTGCAGCTTTAAAGCAAAAAATTGCAGAACTCGCTCAGGATATTGAAAATCTTGAAATTGGCAGCAAGGACTACACCACCACGAGCAGACAGCTAAAAGACGCACAGGAGGAGTTGAACCAAGTACTTGGAGTTAGTTCCAAGGCTTTTGACGACTTAGCTCGGGCACAAGAGCGTTCCGAAAGAAGGGCACAAAAAATTGTTGGGATGCAGTCAGCCAGAGCGGGAGCAATTGGCACCAGAGACCCAAGAACAGGAGCGATGATTGCTGGCGGAGCAGGAGCACCTGCTTCTTTAGTGCAGCGACCAGTTCGTGAAATTAGCAGCCTCTACCAAAGCATTGGAAATGTTGGCATGGCTGGTATTTCGGCTGATATTGACCGAATGGGTAAGAGCTATGGAGAGGTGGCGAATGACATTAAGAAGGCTACTTTGGCGTCTAATGGCAGCATTAGAAGTCTTGAAGCGCAGCGGAATAGCTGGGCATCCTTAAGAGCTGGACTTAATCCTGCAAGCAAGAGCTATCGAGAAGTTGGCAGAGAGATAGATAAGGTCGACAAGAGGCTTGCAAGGCTAAATAAGCGTCGTGGATTTAGCGCAAAAGGCGCGGCACAAACTGTTGGTGCTGTCGCTTCTGCAGGTATTTTTGGGGGGCCATTAGGTGCTGCAGGTGCTCTTGGCGGCGCGGCGATTGGAGGAGCTGCAGGTGCTGCGGTTGGTGGCGGAATTGGAGCAAGCGTTGGGATTTTGGCTCAGCAGATATCAGGCTTCACTGATTACGCAGCCTCGATTCGTCTTTCTGAAAAGGCACTAAGAAGGCTGATTGCTGTAGAAGGTGAGTCGTCAAAAGCCAGAGCACAGACAGCGAAGAACGAGGCTGTCGCTACTCAGGTAATTGAATATGCGGTTGCGAACTTGAACGTTGAAAGAGCAGACGCCACTATCGGGATGACTCGACTCAGTGCTGCGGTACTTGGAGCTGGAGGAAATATTGAAACAGCAGGATTAGCATTCTTAGGAGCAACTAAAGCAATCAAGGCAACAAAAGGTTCAGCCGAGGATGTGCGTGGCGGTTTAACAGCTCTTGTGCAAATGTTCAGCAAGGGTAAAATTAGCGCCGAGGAGCTTTCCGGGCAGCTCGGCGAGCGTTTTCCCGCAGCCGTTACAGCGTTTGCTGAGGCCAATGGCATAAGCACTCAAGAGCTGCAAAAAATGCTCAAGAACGGAGAGGTCGGACTAGACAAGCTGGTCAATTTCCTTCAATTCGCTGTTAAGAAATACAGCGATGGCGCTTTGGAAATGGCAGCCAGCTCGGAAGAGTCTGGTCAGCGTCAAGCCATTGCTTTCCAGGAAGTCAGGCGACAGCTTGGTGAGCAGCTTGTAAGTATCGGCTCAGAATTGCAGCAGTCAATAACTAAGGCGTTAAAAGACCTTACACCAGCAATCGTAAATATCGCCAAGGTGTCGGCTCAGGGCATAAAAGCCATAATTAACGGCATAGCCGCTTTGATAACTCACTTTGACAAAATAAAAGACGTAATAATTATCCTGGTTGGAGCTACGGCAGGAGCAAAGGCGCTTGCTTTAATAACAACGATTTCCGCTCGAATTGTCCCCTTGATCGCAAGGGTTGGGTTCCTAAAGACAGCAATTTTGCTTTTAAATAAAGCCTTGCTGCTGAATCCTTTCTATGCACTTGCCGCTGGAATAACAGCAGCTGGCGTAGCGATTAACAATTACATTAACCGTCACGACAGATTTATTAATAGCGTGGCAGGCGGTGCGACTGCGGTTGACGACGCCTAAAAGAGACTAAGAGAGTACAACAGGGAAGTTATAGGGTTAAATACGCAAATAAACGCAATACCTGTGCCTGACAATACGCAGGACACATCGGCCGCAGACGCAGTCTTGCCTTACAAAGTCAAGAGTGATCAGGAGCTGATGAGAGAGGGCCTCACGGCTACAAGAGATGAAAGGCTTGCCGACATCAAAAACTTAGAGAAAGTAATACGTGAACGCGAAGAGCTGGGAACAATAGACACTGGCATGAGCGATCTTCTGAAGCAACTGAAGGAAGGAGCAACTATTCCTGGCCTTGATATCGATCCGTCCGGCGATGGATCTGGCAGCGAAAAAGTCAAGATGACACAAGCTGAGTTAGGTCTCAGGCGTCAGCTGCGAACAGCTCAAGCAAGTCAAAATGAACTGTTAGCAGCTGAAGTACAGCTTGCGATAGATAGTCTTGCAGCAAGAGCCGAGACAGAAGACTTAGTAAGAGCCACCAATATGGAGGAGCAGGCCAACGCAACACATGCAAAAGCTGTAAATGATATCCATATGAAGAGAAACGAGCTATTGCAGTCTGCAAACGTGGAAATGCAAAATGCTCGTTTTGCAGCTGAAGGTTTAAGTAAAGAAGAAAGATCTCGTGTTGATATAAACCGCCAGCTTGCCAAGTTTGCTGAGGATTACGCCGACGTAATGACGAGCGAAGAATTAGCAGAGGCGCTAAGGCAAATGAGGGGATTCCTCGAAGAAGCAGCAAGTCCTTTAGGCAAGTTCAAGCAAGGCTTAAAGGATGTCTTTGAGTCTGCAATGGACGTAAAGACTGCATTGGCCGAGGCTGGTGTGCAAGCTGTCTCTAGCTTTGGTGACGCTATCGTCGACTTTGCGGTAACAGGCAAGGCTGCTTTTGCTGATATGACAAGATCAATATTGCAAGATTTAGCGAAGATATTCCTTAAAGCTGCGCTGTTCAAAAGCATCTCTCTTATCCCAGGAGTTGGTGACTTCTTGGGTTTGAAGAATGGAGATGTTTTAGGCAAGAACGGCATTGTGCCTTTCGCCTCTGGTGGAATCGTTGATCGTCCAACTTTCTTTGAATACGGCAAAGGGGGTGCAGGTAATTTTGGAGTGATGGGCGAGGCGGGTCCAGAGGCGATTATGCCTTTGAAGAGAGGACCTGGTGGTCGTCTTGGCGTTGAAGTAACGAACCAAGGCGGGGCTGTAGAAGCTATGAATCGCTATTCGCGTAAGAGGAGTGGTTCCTCTTCTGGCGGATTGGAAGCATTAGAAAGCCAGATGGGCGAAGGATCCTTAGCAACAGCACCAATCGACGTTCGCTACAACGTGGAACGTATCAACAGCGTTGATTATGTAACCGCTGATCAGTTCCAGTCTGGGTTGCAAAGTGCAGCGGCACAAGGCGCACAACGCGGTGAACAGAACACGCTAAAACGATTACAGATGAGCGGTAGCACCCGCAAGAGAATTGGCTTATGACAAGTTTTGCCTTTGGCCATGCACTGCGAATAAAGCCTGAGCAAACAGAGCTTTATCGCTTTCAGAACTTTTTTATTGGCAAAGAAATTACGCACTTAAGTTCTGGATATCAGTTCGTGCCTTTTGGTTTTTCTGGCGTCACAGTCAACCGCACGGGTGATGGCCTAGAGGGAACGCTTGTTTTTCCAAACAACGACCTGTCTCGTTCTTGGGGAGTTAGCGCGATTGAAGGTAGCTGGCTCATGGAAGTTGACGTGCTGATCATTGAAGACCCAGATCCTGATACAGGCTTGGCAACAACAAACACGATCGCTCACACCTACACCGGCCAAGTAACGGGCGGGCAATGGGACAACACATCGTTAAACCTAGAACTGAGTTCAGTGCTTGATGCTGTTGGAACGGACGTTCCAAGGCGCACGTTGACGCAACGGATTGTGGGCAACTTGCCAGTGAGTAACAATGTCAGGCTGCAGTGATCTCATCGGGATGCCGTATCGGTTAGGTGCTGACGGCAGCGATGGTCATATCGATTGCATCCACCTTTGCTACAAGGCTTTAGACCACATCGGCATTGACCCGCCACCGTTTAAGCAGTCCTGGTACGAAGCTGGCAAGTGGGAAGTATCTCGTGATTTATTGAAGTGGGGTTTTCGGGTCAAGAAGCCTGAGTATGATC